GATTGAGTCCCAGGATAAAAGATTAACAATATCAGCAGGCGATTTATCTTTTGTACCGACAACAAAAGATAGAGTCGTTATAAGTAGTGTTGAATTTAAAATTATTCAAGTTGTAACGAATGAACAAAATAATACAGCAGTAAGCTTTGATCTTATCTTGAGGTAACTATGGCAAGAGAAATAAATTTAACAGACATCGGAGATTATTTCGGTGAGAAGGTTCAAAAAACTGTAAGAAAAGCAACTTTCAAAGCAGAAAAAGATATAAAAGAATTTACTCCTGTTTTTGAACCTAGAGAAGGAGAATCTGGGGTCGGCGGAACTTTAAGAAATTCATGGCAAAGTGAAGTTCAAGATTACCGTGGAGAAGTTTTTACAAACGTGGAATATGCAGAACCTGTCGCTTATGGAACAAACTTACCACCAAGTTGGGGTGGTATTTATAGAACAAGGCAGCAAACAATCAAAGGTTATCCAGAACTTGTTGCAAAACAATTAGAAGAGTATATTAGAAACGAATTCAGGAAGGAATAAATGGCAGCTATAGATTTAAATACAGTTAGATCCACAATAGAGGCAAGATTGGCAACAGAACTTGCTTCAAGCCCTGCTATACCTGTTGTATTCAATAACATGGCATTTGATTCCACGACAGAAGATACTTTTGTTCAATGCCTTACAAGTTTTGGTTCTCATCAATATTTAACTCAAGGAGATACAAGTAATGCTTTTAATAATATTGTTGGTTTAGTTTTAATAAATGTATTTACAGAAGAAGGTATCGGGGCTGGATCTAATTACACAATTGGCAAAAGAATTAGAGACTTATACAATAGAGTGACAGTTTCAAATGTAATTTTTGATTCTCCGATTGGGCCTGAAATACTTACATCAAGTCCAGAAGGTAAGTTTCAAACACAAATAAGAATTACATTTAATATTTATGAGGATCTTTAAATGGAAATCACAGAAGAAATGCTTGATGTTATTGAAGCGGTAAAAGGTAGAAGAGAACCCCAGTACTGGGATAATCAATGCAGAAGATACATGGAAAAACAAGAATTAAATAAAAAGGCTGTAAAAAAGTCAGAAAAAGGTTAATATATTTATAAATCTTTCTTTTAATTGTTATGGCTGCTGTTAAAGGCGATGTGGGGCAGGTTAAATTTGATGACGGTGGTTCATCTGTAAACCCAGTTCTTGGTACTAGATCCTGGTCTATGTCTATTACTAAAGATACCCAAGAAACTACTGTTCAAGGCGACACTTTTAAATCTTTTGTTGGTGGACTTATTGAAGGTGAAGGGTCTGCTGAATTAGTTTATGATGCTGCTGCTTCTGGTGAAACTGCAACTTTTGTTGATGGAGCTTTAGTTACTGGTGATGGTGGAACTGCTGCTTTTGAACTTTTCCCTGATAGTGCAAGTGGTACTAAAAAGATTAGCTTTAGCGGTCTTATAACAAGCTTTGAGCAAAGTTCATCGATGGGTGATGTAAGTACTATTAGTATTACATTCAAGCCAAGCGGTACTATTACTTCAGCTATCTAATTATTAAAGTTATCAACCCCAACTTATGACAAATCAAAGAACCGCAGATCTACTCATCGGTGCATATAAAGATGAGATGACATCAAGACGTAAATATGAATTAAAAGACGCTTCTGGTAAAGTTTTAAGTACAATTTACTTCCCACCTATAACAAGATTTGACAGACAAAAGGCACAACAGTCAGCTGGAACTGATGAGGGTCTTGTTATTTCAACACAGTTACTTTGTAAGATGGCACAGAAAGAAGATGGATCTCCAGCTTTTGATATGTCAGATGCTCCTATATTACAAAGATCACTTCCTGAAAAGGTATTGAATGAGCTTGAATTATTTATGATGGATATTCAAGTTGATATTGATTCAGCAAAAAAAGAATAAATGGGGATAATTGGCTAAATTTTGAATTTTTCCTAGCAACAGAACTTAGTAAAACCTTAAATGAACTCAGGACTCTTATAACTGAAGAGGAGCTTATCTATTGGGCTGCTTATTATGATTTAAAGAATGAAAGACATGAAAAAGAAATGCAACGACAAAAGACTAAATCAAGGTAATATAGAATAGAGGTTATTTTGTATTTGTGGCACAATCAACAGTTAGATTAATAGTTGACGCACAGAATGCAATTAGACCACTGCAACGTGTAAATGAACAGACAAAAGCTTTAAGTAGTAGCACAAATAAATTAAAGGGCAAATTAGATAAATCAAATAGATCATTAAGAGATACTGGTAAGTCCGCAAGAGTTGCCTCGACAGGTGTTAAGGGTTTAGTTGGTGCATTAAAACCATTACTTGCTGCATTAGCAGTTGTTGGAACTGCAAGATTTGTTTTTGTTAAAACAGCAGAACTGGAAACACAGAGAAAAAGTTTAGAAGTATTAACAGGTTCATTAGAAAAAACAAATAAAATTATTAAAGAATTACAGGACTTTGGTTCTGTTACTCCATTTACAAGTAGCGAACTAATTGAACAGTCAAAAAGATTGAAAGCTTTTGGTTTTGAAACAGATGAACTTGCCGACAGTGTAAAAAGACTTTCTGATATTGCTGGTGCAACTGGAGCAGATTTATCTGGTATCGCCACTGCCTTTGGACAGATAAGAGCTAAAGGTAAATTGCAACAAGAGGAAAATTTACAGTTATTAGAAAGAGGAGTTGATATAACAACAGAACTAAAACGAATAACAGGATTGCAAGGCGAGGAATTTGAATCTGCAATGCGTAAAGGAAAAATTGGTGCTGATCTTGTCAATCAAGCATTTTTAAATCTTACAGATGAAGGTGGTGCTTTTTTTGGTGGTGCTACAGCCCAGGCTAACACTTTAAATGGAAAACTTAGTACTTTAGTTGATAGTGTAGAAACTCTTGCAAGAACTGTTGGAGATGAACTTGGAGATGAAATAAAAATGATTTTGGATCTTGGAATAGAAGCCGTAGGTCAAATAACAAAGTTAGTAGAAAGTATTGGTTTAGTCAGTAAATTAGGTAAAAAAGACATGATAAAAATTGAAACAGAAGCTAGAGATTTTGCTACTGAAGAAATTAGTAAGGAATTTGGTTTCTTTGAAAGAAGATTTAATAAAGATGCAAGAAAACAGTTTCAAGAGATAATGAATTTAAAGAAAAAAGAATTAATAACAAATGCTTTAAATCTCAAGGAATTAGAAAAACAAAAAATTGAGACTGAAAAAATTACTGAAAATTTAAATGGGTCATCAAAAAATGCTGATAAATTAAATAAAAATTTAAAGAAAACTGAGCAACCAATAGCAACTCTTGAGAATAAAACAAATGCTACAACAACAGCTATAGAAAGTAATATTGCAATAACAGATTTATTTAATACAAGTTTAGGGGAGACAAGTTTTCTTATGGATGAGATTAGTTTTGGATCAGATAATATTGCTGATTCATTATTTAATGTAAAAACCGAAGCAGACGAATTAAAAGAAAAATTTATGGAGATAGGTCAAGGAATAGAATCAGGTATTGTTTCTGGACTGACTGATGCTGTCATGGGAACTAAATCATTGGCTGAAGCTGCGAGTGGTGTATTAAATAATCTAAAAAGACAGCTTATAGAACTTGCTATGCAACGCACTGTCTCTGGGATTGGTAATTTCTTTGGCAATGCTTTAAGCGGGATGTTTGGCGGTGGCGGTGGACTCAGTATAAGTAAATCTATAGGTTTAGGAGCTAGTTTAGGGTCAAGCAATTTCAGTAAATTTAGTTTTTTAAGCAGCACCAAAGTGCCAAAGTTTGCAGATGGAGGTTATCCACCAATGGGAAAAGCCTCTCTCGTTGGTGAACGTGGGCCAGAACTATTTGTTCCTTCGAGGGCTGGCACTATAATCCCTAATAACAAATTGGGAGGAGGCGATAGCGTTACAAATGTAATTACTGTTAATGTTGATGCAAATTCAAGCAACGTGACGGGTAATAATGCAGATGCAAACCAACTTGGAAATCAAATTGCAGTTGCGATACAATCTGAATTAATAAAACAAAAACGTGCTGGAGGTTTACTTGCATAATGGCTACTTTTCCAAGTATCACTCCACAATATTCGACTCAAGAAACTGTTGAACAAGATAGCTTGCGAATCAAACTGGGTGATGGTTACGAACAGCGTTTTGTTCAAGGGCTGCCAGCAAATAAAAGACTGATAACTTTAAGTTTGACTTTTAATGTTTCAACTACAGATGCCACAACTATTGATACTTTTTTAGATGCAAGATTTGATGATCAAGATAATTTTG